ACAAAAGCTATCAAAGAAGGTGCATTGGATGCAATGAGAAATGGTGGCTCAAGATCATCAGCTTTTGAAATAAAAGCGGATATGACTGTGGCAGCAGATTTTACTGGAGACGTAATTCCTCCACAAAGAGTACCAGGATATAAATATGATCCTACTACTCCACAAAACATTAGACAAATTATCCCTATTGGTTCAACTAATAGTGATGTTATTAGATATGTTAAAGAAAGTGGATATTCGAATGGTGCGGCAGCTGCGGCTGAAGGTGCAACTCTAGGTCAATCAGATTTTGATATGACTGCAACTGATGCTAACGTTAGAAAAATAGGTACTTACCTAAGAATTTCTGACGAAATGCTACACGATACGCCTCAAATTTCTAGCTACTTATCAGCTAGAGTTCCAGCTAAATTAATGGAAGTTGAGGATGACCAAATACTTGGTGGTAATGGTGTTGCTCCAAACCTTGATGGTTTTTATAACTCAGGCACTAACTTTGATACTTCAGCAAGTGGTAAATTTTACCAATCGGTTGAAGCAGCAAATGAATTTGATGTACTTGTAGCAGCAATCAACCAATTACAGATTGCTAATTACAAAGCGGATTACATACTTTTAAATCCAACTGATTTTCACAAGATCTTATTATTAAAAGATACTACTAACAACTATCTTAAAGATCAAGTGTATCAAGGGTTACAACCTAATTTCTTAGGTGTGCCAATCGCTGTAAACAACGAAGTTAATTCTGGGACATTCCTAGTTGGAAACTTTGGACAAGCAGCTCAATTATGGGTTAGAGATAACGTAGCAGTTGAGTTCTTTACAGAAGATGGGACTAATGTCAGGGACGGATTTGTAACGGTCCGAGTGCAGGAACGGGTAGCACTTGCTACTTATTTGCCTAATGGTATTATAGATGGAACTTTCAGCACTGCAAAAGCAGCGTTAGAAACTCCGTAATAATAACAATTTTACTAATTAAAGGGGTATTTATTACCCCTTTTTTTATGGGGTAAAGTGAAATAAATGTAAAATAAATGCAAAATATTTTTGTTATTTAAAAAAATTCTTTTATATTTGTATTATAATTAATAATAAAACAAAATGAAAACAAACAAAATGAAAACAAGAACAGAGTTAATTTATTTAAAATCAGTAGGAACATATTTAAACCAAAAAAAAGGTATTATATATCCAGCATTAGTAAACAACGAACCAGATTTAGATTGTCCTATTTATTTGAAAGGAGATGAAGTTTCAAGAGAATGGTATTCTGCATTATCTGCTGGTGATATGCACCATGTTAATTTAGTAGATATTTTAAGATTATAATTAAAAACAAAACAAATGATTAAAAAATTCTTAAAACAAGATCCAGAAAACCTTAAATGGCTAATCAGCTTTTATATAGTAGCTGGATTTATAATAATGCTTTTAACTATAAAAATATAATTATGGCAAATAGAGAAAAATTTTTACACAATTTTAAAAAAGCCAATAGGCAAAGAAAAAACGAAAAACATTTAATGAATAATATTTTTAACAGTTATTCAAAAAGTTTAATTGAAATAGTTGAAAATAATGGATCTAAATAAAATATATATCAAATACTTTTTAGTATTTAGTTTATTAGGTTTAGGTTGTAGAGTAATACATCTTTATGGCGATTTTTTAACAGGTATATTTTTATCCATTTTAGGTTTTTCAGTTTTAGCAAACGAAACAAATAATAAATAATTTATATGCCAGAAATGATTGAAATAGACGATATAGTACAAAGCTCCATAGATCCACAAATATGGGATAATTTACCAGCTATTAAGAAATTAAAAATATTAAATTATTTATATAAAATTAAAGAGATAGTACATTCGCCCAATAGTTTTTCATAGAAATTGTTTTGTTTAAGTTAAGCGAATGTTAAAAAGCCAGTTATTAATTTAATTGGCTTTTTTTATATCTTGACATAGTGAATCAAAATCAACAAGGTTGTTATGCTGAATATCTTTTTGCTTCAACCGCCATGCGACATGGATTCAATGTTTCAATGCCACTTCTAGATGCCTCTCAATATGATTGTATTTTAGAAAAAAACGGATCACTATATAAAATTCAAATAAAATATATTAGCAATACAAGGGTTAAAAGTATTTATAATCGGTACTCAGATCAATGCGTTTTAAGGCGTGGATGCTTAACGTATGAAACTAAATATGTTGATTTCTTTGCTATATATAAAGAAAGTTTAAAAGGGTTCTTTATAATTAAAAATAAGCAACAAAAAACAATAAGATTAAGAGCTAATGGACCTTATAAAGAAAATTTTAATAACTTTGCACTGATTTCATAAATAGGTTTAAGGTGTCACTAGCAAAAAAACTAGTGGCACTTTTTTTTTATCTTTACATAAAATATATATATCATGAAAATAAAATTAAAAACATCAATTCAAAAAGATGGTAGGGAATTTAAAGTAGGAGACATTATCGAAATTAATGATGCTAATTTGCCAAAATGGATTGCTAATGAATGGGGAGAGCCAATTGAAAAAAAAGAAGCCAAACCCAAAAAAGAAACCAAAGAACTTAAACTAGATTCTAAAGAAACTAAAAATGAGGCAAATAAAAATTAATTCCACAACTGGATCTGAAATTGTAACCTCAACCGATTTAAAACTATTTGCAAAAATAGATACAACCGCTGATGATGCAATTATAGCTAGGCAAATAACTCAATCCAGGATATGGTGCGAAAACTATTTGTCTAGAGATATAGTCGCTAAAAACAGATCTTATTATTTAGATGAAACAAGCGGTATATTTGATTTGCCTTTTGGACCAGTTGATTCGATTTCTAGTATCCATGCTGATGGCGTTGCTTTAACACACACTAATATTGGTTTAGATAAAGAAACTATTGAACTTGATAATGGATATGCTAAAAAGGTAACTGTTGTTTATATAACAGCTGGTATGGATGATTCTTTATTACAACAAGCGATCTTACAATTAGCATCTACATATTATGAGAATAGAGTAGATTTTAATAGTGGTGATGAAAACAATGCATCGGATTTAATTCCAACAGATACTAGGGATATTTTAAATTCTTATAAAGCAATGTTTTTATAATGAATCCTGGTAAATTAAATACTCGTATTGTTATTTGGCAACTAACAAAGGTTGCCGATAGTTATGGTGGCTTTCAAGAAGGTAGTACCGAGTATATTACTATTTGGGCAAATTATAAACAATTAAAAGGTGATAGATCTACTGAAAATGGTCAAAGAGCAACCAGAACAGATGTTGAATTAATATCAAGAACAAATACAATAGATTTTATAAATACAAATGCAACATCGAATTGGTATTTTAAAGTTGAAGGAGAAAGTGATAATTATAGAATTAATAATATTTATGAATCAGAATATAAAAATTATACTACAATAAATGCAACAAAAATCGACTAACATAAAGGTTAACCAACAAGATATTAAAGATATTGATGATATATTAACAGAATTAAAAATTTATGTTTCAAAAGCGTCTTTACAGGATTTGAGATATTCAGCATCAAGAATAGCAAAAGATGCAAAATTAACAGCTCCAGTTGATACAGGATTTTTAAAAGGATCTATTTTTTTTGATGAGGATTTAGGGGGTGTTTATATAGAAGCTCCAGCAGATTATGCGAGTTATGTTGAATTTGGAACGAGTAAACAAAAACCTAAACCTTATTTATATCCAGCGGCTTATAAGGAGTTTCCAAAATTATTAAAAAAAATTAAAATGAAATTAAATAAAATAGTTAAGTGAAAGATCCAATAAAATATATAAGATTAAAAATAATTGCAGCTCTAGGTGGAGCGATTTCACATGGCGGATCTAATGTGCCTGTTTATAATAGGATTCCTTCAGATGTGTCATTTCCTTATATATGGGTTTATGGTTTAACAACTAATGCAATTGATGACAACCAATCTAAATACAATGTTGAATGTATAACTCGTGTTGAGGTTGTAACAAGATTTAAGGGTGATGTTGGCGGTGATTTAGATGCCAATACTATAATGTCTGCAATTACTAATTTACTTATATCAAAAAATCAAAGTGCATTTGATTTAAGTTCTTATAATTTTAATTGTTATGCAGTTGAAAATAATGGCATTACATATATACAAGAGGATTTGTCAGATCACACATATTTTAAGGCGGTTTTAGAGTTATCAAATAAAGTAGAACAAACTAGTTAAAATGGAAAATTTAGACATGAAAATATATATTTTTAATACAATAGCATTAAGTATTTCAATGACAGAAATTGAAAGTTCATTAAAAATAATTTTGCTATTATGTACTATAATTTATACAATAAAAAAAATAATAGAAAAAAAATAAATGGCTACTAAAATAAGTGAAAATACAAACGTACAACTGGATTTAAAAACAATTGGTATTATAATAGCAGGTACTGTTTCACTTGCGAGTATGTGGTTTACTCTACAAGGTGATATTGATGCTTTAAATTCAAAAATTGAAAATTTTAGTGGGGATGAGTTTGTTCAAAAAATGGAGTTCAAACTAAAAGACGAGTTGGTAAGAAATACAATAATTCAAATAGAAAAATCTACTGAAGGATTAAAAGAAGATATAGAAGAAAATAAAGATGCAATAAAGCTAAATTCAGATAAAATATATGAAAACCATAAAAGACGATGAAAAAAATAATAATATATGTTCTATTAATTGTACTGTTTATTTCGGCTTCTAGTTCTCAAGAAAGGTTAGATGTTCTTCATTTTAATTATAGATGGAATGAAAGTAACAATTATGACCTAAGAGGAATTAAAAATGCCAAAATTCAATATGTATGGCTAGAGGATCAACCGCAAAACATTAGGCAAAGTATTAAATCCGTTCCTGTTATAGCAATATTAGGAAAAGATGGAAAAGTAAAAATGCAATATGTAGCTGATATTTCTTTTAAGATACAAGCTACAAAAGAAGAGGTGCAAAATTCAATTAATAGAATATTGTTAAACAGCAATACGTCAGCATCTAAGCGTAGAGCATCAACAAATTAATAAGTTATGATTAGTAAACATATTTCAGAAAAAGAAGCTACAAAAAGTATTACTGCAATGAGATTAGGTATAGACAACACCCCTAATGGTAATGCATTAGCAAATATGAAGCAACTAGCTGAAAAAATATTTGAACCGCTTAGAGAGTGGGTTGGTGGTCCAATTAAAATAAATAGCTTTTATAGAAGTGTTGCTTTAAATGAAGCAATTGGAGGCAGTTCAAAATCTCAGCACTGTTGCAAGGGTGGTTCTAGTGCAATAGACATTGATGATATATATGGACACAAAACTAATAAAGAAATGTTTGAATGGATAAAAGAAAATTTAAATTATGACCAAATGATTTACGAATTTGGTTCAGAATCCAACCCCGATTGGGTCCATATAAGTTATGTAAGCGAGGATAAAAATAGAAACAAAATATTGAAAGCAGTAAGGGATGACGGAAAAACAAAGTATATAGACATAACAAACAGTTAAAATGAGTATTGAAAATAAAAAAGTTGGAATTGACATTGATAATGATGGTAAACCAGATTTGAATTTAGATTTAAAAACATTAATAATATTAATTGGCGGAATTGCATCATTAATATTTACTTATACAACGCTACAAGCAGAAATAGAAGAAGCAAAAAAACTTCCTCCACATGAGGATCATTCTAAAATAGATCAACAAATGAAATTTTTAGAAAACAAATTAGAATCTATTGAAAAGCAACATGATAGAAGGTTAGATAATTTAGAGAACAAAGTATATAAATAATGGATATAATGAAAAAAAGAGATGGCTATGTTATATTGGTTTATTTTATATACCCTCTACTTATAATAACATTATTACTATTTTTAATAAGCTGTTCATCTTATGTTAAACGCCCAGTAGCATCTCATGTTGTGGCAGTAACTCTCGAAGGGGACACTATTTTAGTTGCAATAGATAAAATAAGACCAGATTATTACAGGTCATTTTATCCTGTTTATAGTAGCTATTATCCATATAATTATCCTTATTATAATTATAGAAATTATAATTATCAATGGCGATACCCAGATAATAGAGGCATTTCGTCTAGTAATAATTCAAATAACAATTCTAATAATTCAGCTAGTGTTAAGAATGCGCCAGACATTACAACCAGACCTAGCTCAGATATACTAATGAAAAATAAAAATTAAATTATGCAAAATTTTCAATTTGGCGTTATGGAAATTTTATCAACTGGACCATTATTAGGATTTTCATTTTATCCTATTGATGAAAAAAACAATTTTAGTGAACTAAATATATATTTAATTTTATTTGGTTTACATTTTAGATTTTATAATTATGAGTAATAAAAAGAAATTCAAAGAAACAACAGTTGGAAAATTATTATTTGGAGCAGCTTCAATGATAAATCCAACATTAGGAAAAGTTTTAAGTGGTGTAAGCTCACCGCAAGAGGCATTATCTGAAATTGGTAAGTCAAAAATATCAAATGAGGATAAAATTAAATTACAGCAGATGATCTACGATCAACAAAATAAAGAAATACAAGCCATTACTTCAAGATGGGAATCTGATAATGGACCAAATTCTGGTTGGTTGTCAAAAAATGTAAGACCAATGGTGTTAATTTGGTGTATAGTAGTATTTTCATTTGCTGGTATTTTAGATAGTATAGAATCTATACCATTTCATATTAATGAAACTTGGAATGATACATTTGAGAAAGTTATGATGGCGGTTGTCTTAGCATATTTTGGAGGGCGAACAACAGAAAAAGCAACAAGTTTTTTTAAAAAATAATGGCTAAAAAAATAATTGATAGATATAGATATAAGCCAAAAAAGAAAAGACCAGGAGTTCATTCTAAAAATGCATCAAGATCGCAAAATGCTTATAAGAAAAAATCTCGTGGTCAAGGTAAACAAAGGTAATTAGAATTGCTTATTTTTGTATAAAATTTAATTTATGGGGACTACTTATACTGGTTTAAAAATAAAAAACACTTACGGAGCTATTATAAAAGTTGGTGATAATTCAAATTTAACAGCTTTTGAAAAGCAATTATCTGATGGTTTAGGTAATAATACTGGTTTATATGTAGGCACTAATAATAGATTAGGTATTGGTATTTCACCAACAGAGGCACTTCATGTTTCTGGTAATATAAAATCCACAGCAACAGTTGAGGCAGTTACATTTAGTGGTGATTTAAACGGTACAATAAACACCGCAACAACTGGTGTTACGCAATCCGCAGGTGATAATTCAACTAAAATTGCAACCACCGCCTATGTAGATTCGATTACGACAGCACAAGACGTTGACTTCAGCGGAACTTCAGGCACAGGTAGTGTTGATTTAGATAGTCAAACTTTTGCTATTATAGGTACTTCAAACGAAATAGAAACTTCAGCAAGTAGTCAGACATTAACAATAGGGTTGCCAAATGACGTAACCATTGGAAATGATTTAACAGTTACTAATGATTTAGATGTTACAGGTGTTATAACAACAGCAGGTGTTACAGAACAAGCTACTCAATTTTTATTCACTAAGGATTTAAAAGTACATGATGCTATTCCAGCAATTACACTTTCTGATAGTGATAGTTCAGGAGCATCAGCATTAGGAGATATTGTGTGGATAGATAGCGGAGCAACACAAAAAGCAATAATAAGTTTAAGTAGTAGCAATTTAGGAATAACAAGTAAAGCAGGAAATTTAGTTTTTAATACAAATTCAACATTAGCTCTTACCATAGACACGAGCCAAAATGCGACCTTTGCTGCTGACTTAACTGTTAGTGGGGTATTAAAAGTTATTAATACTAGTGACCCTGCTAATTTAGTTGAAGTAACTGTAGGCGACCCCACAACGGCTGGAGACACAACAGTTGGTGGTATTCTTTTAAATGGTGGTGCAGCAAAAATATCTATAACTCAAGGTGAAAGCAAATTTGGAATAACGGCTGGTGATGGTGGTTTTATTTATAATAATCAATCTGCTACAACCTCAGCACTAGGAATAGGCACATTAACTAATGCAAGTTTAGTTTTAGGTACTAATGATACTGCAAGATTAACCATAACAGGAAGTGGCGCAGCTACGTTTGCTTCTGACTTAACTGTTGGTGCAGAGCTAGAGTTTGGTAGTTTAACAAG